GATGGTGTGACCAATCCCTACAACCTGACCATCGCACCGGGCGTAGTCATTCCAGTAGGGTCGAACAACACCAGCAACCCGTCGATCATGCGTCTGGATACGGGCACCAACCTAGGACTCGCACAGTTCGAGATCACTGAACTGCAAAACTCTATCAAGTTGGCGCTGTTCAACGACCTTAGAGATCCGGCTGGGCCTGTCCGTACAGCTACCGAGATAGCCATTGAGAGCAGAGAGCTTGCCAAGCGCATCGGTTCTGCCTTTGGACGGCTACAAACAGAGGTCTTGATACCCATTCTCAAGAGGGTGGTGTCTATCCTGACTCGTCGTGGACTAATCATGCCGATCCAGCTAGACGGTAGGGACGTAGACGTTAAGTTCACATCCCCTCTCGCTCGTGCTCAGGATGGTGAGGACTTGTTGTCACTCCAACAGGCGGTGCAGTTCGTCGCAACTAACGCTGGGCCCGATCTAATTGCTACGTCATTCAAGATCGAGGACTTCGGCAGCTACGTGGCACAGAAAACCGGCATGGCATCCGAGCTAGTCCGCAGTGATACGGAGAAACAGCGGGCAATCCAAGCCGGAGCGCAGCAAGAGATGGCACAACAGCCCCAGATGCCCCCAGAATCGCCTCAGCTGCAGGTTGTTGAGTGAGTTGGCAGAACATAGAGGGTAGGAATGAGGACGCTCACAAGGCTTCTGCGGAGGCCAGAGAGCGTTTCTCTGAATTAGCAAAGGCGTATAGCCGATGCTTCTCTACCGAAGACGGGCAGAGGGTGGTGGAGGATCTAACACGGAAGTTCCTGCTAGATAACTCCACAGACCTTGGTGCAAGGAACGTGGAATACGAGGCTGCCTATCACAATGGCGAGGCGGGAGTTATTCGTATGATCGTTCACTACATACAGCAAGCGGAGAAAGTATGAGCGAAGTGGAACAATTGGAAGAAGTGGAAGAAGTGAAGCCCAAGAAACGGGCAACCAAGAGCAAAGTTGAAGTGGTTTGCTCTGAACCTGAGTACCTGAAGAAGATCAAGTTCGATATGGAGTGGCTGCAAAAGGTCGGCACTCAATACGGTATTGATCGGTTCGAGTACATACACAAATTCAGGGCGTTTCGTTGCTGCAAGTCTGGTCAACACGTTGATTGGGTGGATGTAAACGATGTCGCGCTGTTAAACGGTGAGCGGAGGCTGGTACAGATCCTTCTCAAGCACCAACCTGTAAGCCCCAAGAGGGCGGTAATTAACTATCCTTGGAGATAAAGAATGTCAGAGGCCGTTGAAAACGACACCCTTGAAAGCAATGAACCTACGTCCCTTGTGGATGCAGCAGAACCCACCCTCTCTGAAGGTGAATACTTCTTAACGGAAGGAATCAAGGGTACTGGTGACACGCCCGAGTGGTACAAGGCAGAGAAGTACAAGTCCGTGGCTGACCAAGCCAAGGCATACACAGAATTGGAAAAGAAGTTCGGCGGCTTTACCGGCGCCCCCAAAGATGGCTACGCCATACCAGAGGGAGTGGAGCAAGGCGACGAACTAATGGACGCGCTCAAAGGCTTTGCCGAGAAAACCAACATGAATCAGGACTCGTTCAACGAGGCTTGGGATCTGTTGATCTCTCAGAGCGAGGCGGTAGAGGAAGTATCTGCCGAAATGGAGATGCAGCGTCTAGGTGATAACGCTCCTGAGCGGGTAAAGACTGTTGAGCAGTTCATGAAGAACAATCTCGACAACGATACCTACGAAAAGGTGCGCTATGCGGTTAACAGTGCGGAGTCTATCGAACTGGTAGAGGCGCTAATCGGTGCTACCGCTCCAGCCAAGCTACCTATCGATGGGCACATCGAACCCGGTGGCCTGACATGGGGTGACATTGAGGCTGAGATGTTCAAGAAAGATGAGAACGGACAGCTACTCAGGTCGGTTGATCGCAACCATGAGGCTAAAATTCAGCGAATGATGAAAGAATTTGGTGGTGATAAGCCATATTCGCAGACATTTGGCTAAATTTATTATTGACAAACTGAAAAATGTGGTATCTTACAACCGTCGGATACCCCATTTGGGCCTGACAGATTTAGGTTAAGGACTGACCGATCTGTCGGGTACTCAGTTTAAGACCTTAGAGTGAGAGGCAATCACGCCTCGTTAAATTAATTTTGACAACTTTGAGGACTTAGTAATGTCAAAGAATCTATCCGCTGTTGCGGTAACCGAGTTTGACAGTATGGTCAAGCATGCCTATCAGGGCATGGGCTTGCTGAAGAACGCTGTTACCCTGCGAAACAACGTAGTAGGTGATACCTACAAATTCCGCCGTATGGGCAAAGGACTTGCCAACCAGAAGTCTACTTCTGATCTGGTAACGCCAATGGACGTGGGCCACGAGTTCAAGACTGCCACATTGGCAAACTGGAACGCTCCTGAGTACACGGACATCTTTGATGCCGCCGAGGTTAACTTCGATGAGAAGCAAGAGCTTGCTTCAACCATCGCTGGCGCCTTGGGTCGTCGTTGTGACCAGTTGGTTATCGACGCGATGGACGGCTCTACCCCTCTCACCACTGCTGTTCCTGCTGGCGGTACTAACCTGTCAATGGCTAAGGTCATCGACGCACAGGTAGAACTGCGCGATCAGGGCGTACCGAACACTGAGTTGTTCGCTGCCATTGAAGCTGGTGGTCTGGGTGGTTTGTTGAACGATGAGAAGGCTACTTCTGGCGACTACCAAGCTATCAAGGCTTTGGTTGCTGGTGAAGTTAACACTCTTGTGGGCTTCCAGTTCATCATCATTGAGACTCGTACCGAAGGCGGTTTGACTGAAGCGGCTAACGTCGTGGATTCATGGTTCTTCCAGCGTCCTGCTGTTGGCCTAGCCATCGGCATCGACATGAAGACCGAAGTCAACTGGATCGCTGAACGTACTGCTTGGTTGACCAACGGTATGCTGAAAGCTGGCTCCGTCGTTCGCGACGAGGGTGGTCTGGTTAAAGTTCAATACGACAAGACTGCTTAAGGAGGATCTCTCATGGCTTTTGATTACAGCAAACTTTCCCGCATTGGTGGGATGGGCGATGCTCAGAAGGTATACGCATATGCGTCTTCTGACTCTATCGCTACGGTTACTGGCGCGGATTACTTCCTGCCAGCAATCAACGAGTTGCAAGTCAACGACGTTATCTTTGTAAGTGATAGCGACGCTGCTGCTGTCACGGTTACTTTTGTAAAGAGTAACAACGGAACAGCGATTGACTGTGCATCTGGTACGGCGCTAGGCGACGCCTAGTTTGGGTGGGGGGTTTCGGCCCCCCGCTCTTTTTTTGAGGATAAGATATGGCGAGTAAGATCGATCTAGTAAGTAACGCGCTGATCCTTATTGGTGATTCGCCTATTAACACGCTAGACGGGAACACTCGTGCCCAGCAGGTTGGGTCTAACCTGTACGACAACATTGTAAAGTTTGAATTGACCAAACACAGGTGGGGGTTTGCCCGTAAGAAGGCCCAGCTTTCACTAACGACCGATGTCCCTGCAGATCCTGAATGGCAATCTATCTACCAACTGCCAACAGACCTTCTGGTACTTATCAAGTTATACCCCAACACCGGCTATCAAGTGTATGGCGACAAGGTATACACCAATGGTAAGTCCGCTCTGTACTGCGACTACATATATGACGTACCTGAGAGTGAGTGGCCTGTTTACTTCTCGAAGATGATTGAGTACGCATTAGCCAAGGACTTCGCTACAAGCGTCAGGGACAGCGTTTCTGCAAGGGGAGAGATGGCTGCGGAGTACCTGAATGCGTCCCGTATGGCGCGTTTTACGGACTCTCAGCAGCATCCACAGACGAGGATACACAGTAACCCGTTCACAAATGTGAGGTACTAATGGCTTTCGACTTTGAGTCATTCAGTCGCCACGGCGGAACTACTCCCTCACCCTCTTGGTGGACATACCAAACGTCTGATACATGGGACGTTGTGCTGGGTACTGGGTACTTCAACACCGCATTTACTTCTGTAAACGTAAACGACTTTATCGTTGTCAGGGCTAGTGTCACCACGTTTATGTGCCGGGTTACGGCGGTAGGCATTCGGACTGTTACTGTAGTGCGTGAGGACTTCGTAGCAGCTACGGGTATCGGCAGTGCTACGTTTGCTTCTACTGTTAACGTTGTGGCCGCTCAAACTGATACGGCATATCAGGTGCCATTCAATACAGCTATCACTAATAGCGGCGGTATCACCCTGAACCCATCTGACAACACCAAGATTGAGTTCGCAGAGAGTGGGACGTACCTGATTACCGGCAACATCCAGCTGCTTAGTAACTCTGGGGATGCAAAGACAATGTATTTCTTTCCCAGCATCAACGGGTCTACCACGGCTAACAAGTCGGTTAGGGAGACGGTGAAGGAGAACGGAGCTACCCATACCATTGGCGTTTCTTCTGCTTTGACACTGAACGCTGGCGACTACATCCAAGCCAATTTTGCGGTGGATAACGTGAATGTGTGGATGAATGCCGCTGCTGCCACGGCATTTGCACCAGCTACTAACGCTATTCAGATCTCTATTATTAAGTTTTAAGATGGCTAAGACACGATTCATACAGTCTAGTTTTGTAAGCGGTGAGCTTAGTCCTCTGCTGAAGGGTCGTATTGACCTTGCCCAGTATTATCAGGGCGTACAGACCGCGAAGAACGTGGTTATCGTGCCTCAAGGTGGGATGAAGCGTCGGCCCGGTACCGAGTATGTGCAGACTGTTCTCAACACTCTCACCCGCAATACTACGGTTGCCACAGCGCCCAATGGTGGAACGGCTGCCAACGTAAATGATGACAACGATTCCACGGTATGCACCACCACTGTAGGTATATCGACTACGAATCCGTATGTGGTTTGTAAGTTCGATCTAGGATCTGCCACAGCGGTAGAGTTCTTCGACGTTAGGAACGTGTTTCTATCTGCTGGTACGTCTAGCGAGTTCAAGATTCAATCTTCAACGGACGATGTGACCTACACTGACGCGGCTAGTGTCCCTCTGTTGGGTGTTTCTACGCAGGACTTCCGGTTATTCGTGGGTAAGACGGCTAGATACTGGCGATTGGCTAGGATCGGCTCTACTGATCTCACTACTTCTGTGGTTTCGGTGGGTACGGTTGCGCCGATTGAGCAGACTGCTACCGCATCTAACTTCAAGATGTTGGACTTCAGCGTGGAGGATGACCGGCACTACCTGTTGCTCCTGACTGAGAACAACATTCGTGTATTCCGCGCACCAAATACCCATGTTGCGGACATAAAGACCACTATCGCGTCTGCTGATGTGCCGAATGTCCGCGCTACGCAGGTTGAGAACGTGGCGCTGTTGTTCCAAGAAAACACAATTCCACAGCGTTTGATTAACTTGGGTACGGATATCGACTGGTTTATCGACAATGTGCCGTTTACCAACGTGCCCCAGTACGATTACAACGATTCCTCTAGCCCCACACCCGTTAATGATGTGCAGGTTATGACTCTTGCCGCCTTTGTTGCTGGTGATAAGTTCCAGATCGACATAGAAGGGGTGGTATCAAAGAACATTACGTTTGCTGGTGACGCTACTGCGGATGAGCAGGCGGCTACTGTTGCAAATATCCAGCGCAACATCCAAGAAATGCCGGTGATGGGTGAGACGGGTGTGACTGTTGCCCGTACTGGCGCTACTCAATACTCCATTACAGTGGGTGGGGAGTCGGCAAAAGACTTTGAATTGTACGCGGCTTTCGCTACTACAGGCACTGCGAGTAAGACTATCGCCTTTACGAAGTCTGCAAACGGTTCTCCACGCAAAGAGGACGTGTGGTCAGCTACCCGAGGCTACCCCAAGACAGCATGTTTCTATGAAGGACGGTTGGTTCTTGGTGGTACTCGGTCTAAGCCACAGTCTTTGTTCTTCTCCAAGTCTGGATCGTTCTTTGATTTCGACATTGGTGACGGTGATGATGACGAAGCCATCTTTGTAACCATCTCGTCCCGTAAACTGAACGACATTGTTGACGTGTTCCCCGGTCGCAATCTGCAAGTATTCACTTCTGGGGCTGAGTTTGCAGTTACTAGCAAGCCGGTTACACCATCAAGTGCCCAAGTTGCACCACAAACGTCACACGGTGCGCTAAACGTAGAGACTCAAGACGTGGACGGCTCCACTATCTTTGTGGATCGTAACGGTAAGTCGATTAGAGACTTTGTGTTCTCGTTCAATGAAGACGCATACATCACACAGGATCTATCTGTGCTCGCCTCTCACTTGATTACTCAGCCTATAGACATGGCTTTGCTGAGTGGTACACAGAGCGATGACGCTAACTGGGTGTTCTTCGTGAACGCTGACGGTAACGGCGTGATCCTGAATACTCTCCGCGCTCAGGACATTACTGGGTTTACGCGATGGGAGGCCAGAGGCAGCATTGAAGGCGTATGTGTTGTAGACGAAGACTTGTATTTAGTCCGAAGAAGAACGATTAACAGCGTTGTTGTTAAGTTCTTGGAGCGATGGAACTTCGATCACAAGATGGACGCCTCTATCAAGATAGAGCCTACGGCCTCTCAGACCGTCCTCACAGGCTTGGATTATTTGGAGGGGGAAACGGTACAGATAGTTGCGGACGGCGTTGTACTGCAAGAGAGGGACGTCTCAGGCGGGTCTATAACCCTAGAGTCTAGCGAGACGGGATACGACGTTGTTGAGGTGGGCTTGAATTTCAACATCGAGGTTAAGCCCATGCCGTTGAATACGAATGTCGGCAGTGGTCAGAACCAGATGCGCCTCAAGCGCGTGGTAAGAATTAACTCCCGTGTGTATCAGTCTTCTGGGGTGTACGTTAATGGTAACGCGGTGCCGATCAGAGCATTTGGCGCTGCACCAGATACCCCATTGGATAACCCGCCAGACGTACTGACGGGGATTATTGACGATATTTACGGTACAGATGGATGGACGAGAGAGGAGGTGCCGGTGTTCACGGTTCCTGACCCGACTCCATTCCATATACAGATGATTGAATTTGAAGTGGAGAGTAGCTAATGGCTTTTCCAATAATTTTAGCGGCTATGCTACCAAGTGCTAGCGCTATTGGTTCCGCTGCTGGCGCTATTGGCGCTGCCGCTGCCGCAAACCCTCTCGCTGCTGCTGCTCTTGGTACAAGTTTAGTATCAGGTGGCGTTTCTGCAAGAGGCCAGTATATTTCCGGCAAGATTCAAGAGGAGCAGCTAGAGCGTCAGGCCGAGCAAGAGCGCATTGCCGCAGAGGGCCGTGAGCTACAGCGTCGTGAGGAATTAAACCGGGCACTGGCTGCAAGACAGATGGCTTTGGCTACTTCTGGTCTCTCTGGTGAGGGCACGCCTCAAAGTATCGCCCTCTCCGCTGCTGAAAAGATTGGTATGGGTGAGGGGCTAGAAACCTTGAGCAGTCAATTGAAACAAGCGCAACTTAAACGTGCGGCCAAAAATGCGCGGTTAACAGGCAAGATACAGGCAGCGTCTACGCTGTTGGACACTGGCGCAAATGCTCTTGGACTTATGAGCAGCCCTTCGCCGTCGCCTAAAGCGAAGCCTACGGGATACTTGCAGTTGAAACCGGGTGGTAGTTAATGGCTAAAGAAATAACATATTACGGTCAGCTACGCCCCACTGGAGTAGATAACTCTACTGCCAGACGGTTTGAGGCGTTGGCTGGACTAGCCGGTACGGTACAAGATGCCGCTTTTAGGTACGGTGCTGAAAAGGCCCAACGTGAAGGCGAGCGAGAAGGATTGACTGCGGGTCAGGCTGCGGCAGTAGAAGGTCAACCGCTAGAAAAGAGAGAGGGCTTACTGTCTGCCTTTTCTATCAAGGACAACGCTTACAACGATGCGCTGGAGTCTGCCTATCTCTCTCAGGTTTCTGTTGATGCTAAAAATGAAATAGCTAATGTTGTCGCTCAAGCGCCGAATGACACGCAGGCTTTTGACGCATTAGCCGCTAAAGCTAGGGCAGGAATACTAACCGGCGTAGACCAAAGATACGCGGATGTGATTGGCGGGACTTTAGATAACGCTATCAACACGGCAAGAACAAATGTCTTTGCTAAAGAGGTAGACAAGAACAGAAGCCTCGCAAAAGCGGCACGGGTTGATGCTGTTGAATTAAATATTAGAGAAGCGTCCAGCCTAGCTAGGTCTGGTGATCCCGTCCAGTCTGCAAACTCAGCACTTGAAGCGATTACTAATATTGACTCGCTAGTCAGCACTGGAGACTTAGACTTTGCTATTGGTGAGAAGCAGAAGCGAGCGATCACTATTGAGGTGGAGGGCCAGTCATTCCTGCACGACTTAGAGCAAAAAGCAGATTCCGAAGGGTTTGAGGCTGCATACGAGGCTCTAGCAGAGCTAGAAAGACCTAGTGAATTTACCCCTGATGAGTGGGAGAGGTTCACGTCTAGCGCGTCCTCCACCCTCTCAATGGCTGAAAAGGTTGAGAAGGCAGCACAAGCAACGGAGTTGGCGGATTCTGAGAGAGAGATAGGGCGTCAGGTTTCTGATCTACAGATTGCCGCCAAAAACAACTTGCGTCCCGCTCAGGATATTGTTGAGGACGCAAACGCTTTGTACAGTAACGGCGACATTACGCCTGCACAAAGAACATCAATAATTAATGCAACTATGTCTAGGACTCAGACCGAGATGAATGAGGCTGAATCGGTGGCAAGGGTCAGTGCAAATTTAGCAGGTGATACTTCTGCCCTGCCTACGCAGAAAGATGTTGATGTCTATTACGAGCAAAGCCGAAGCCTTTTTGATGCGTCAGAAAATAAAGTCGAGAGGCAAGCGGAGTTTATTGGCACTACTCGCTTAGTCCCTACCATAGTGAAGCGCGAGGTTGAATTGGCCTTGATGTCTGAAGATGTAGGGCGGATGG